TCAATACTGCAATCACACAAAGTAATAAAAGAGCAATCATAGGAAATGTGGTTGCTACCAATGCCTATAAAGTTGCGATGGCAATAAGTACTGGCGTTACTTGGTTGGCAAATTCAGCATTTATAACTCTTGCAGTATCAATCCTGGCAGCTACTTGGCCGATTATGGCAATTATTGCCGCAGTTTTGGCGGTTGTCTACATTTTCCTTTATTGGGATGAAATTTGTGCTTGGTTTGGTAAACAATGGGATAATTTCACAAAAATGTTAGGCGGTGCCTGGGATTCATTAATTTCTTGGTTCGAAGAATTTAGCTGGAAAGACTTTTTTATCGGAATTGGTCAAGCAATCATTGACTATATGCTACTTCCTTTGAAGTCGGTGTTGAAATTAGCAACTTTTCTACCAGGAAAAGTAGGTGATTTGGCTCAAAGTGGATTGGACAAATTAAATGAAATGACTGATTTGTCAGTTAAGACTGAGGGTGCTGGTGTTTTACCAAGCACTGGTCAATCAAGTTCTGAAAACATACAAAAATCAGTAACTCAAAATAACTTATCAATTGATATTAGAGATAAAGGTGGAAATGTTGGTGGAGTAAAACAAAAAAAATCAAGCGGTGGTATTCCGATAACAATGTCAAATACCGTCGGAGCCTTTTAAATAAAATAAAAAATGAATACAAGTACCAAAGACTTACATTTATTCGAAAGCGGTGACGGAGGTGAGCTCTTATTGATGAATGGTGATTTAGTTTTGTCAGAAACTTTATTTCAAACGATATACATCGCTCTTTTTGGTGGAAACATCGAAGCGTCAACTGCTGGAAATGAAATTGTAGGACAAGAAAGGTTTGATTATTGGGGAAATTCACTTGTATTTAAAGATAATGTCGACAAACAATTCAATTCAGAAACTGAAAAAATCTTAAGTTCAGTGACGATAAACAGTTTTGGAAGATTGAAGATAAAAAGCGCCGTTGAACAGGATTTGAATTTTTTAAAAAAAATTATCAATATTGATGTAAATATTGTTATTTTAGGAGTTGATAAATTGAAGATAGAAATCTTACTTAATAACTCTGGAAATCAATCAAATAAAGTATTTCAATTCATATGGGATAATGCGAAACAAGAATTAATTTTAGACAAAACAATATAAGATGGCTTACATTCCAACCATTATCGAACTATATCAAAATATTTCAAATGATTTAAAAAGCAAATTAAATCTTTCAGATGATGATTTAAAAAAAGTTCTTGACGCCTTTTCACTTGTAATCGCGGCTCAATTAAAATTAAATTATTTATCATTATCAGATATTCAGAACAATATTTTTCCGGATACTGCTGATTCGGCAATAAATGGAGGTACACTTGATAGACACGGATTAATTCAATTAAACAGACTTCAAAAACCTGCAACTAATGGAGTCTTTGAAGTTTCGGTTATTTCAGTGATTGGAAGTCAATTGCGAAGTGGCTTGACTTTTAAGTCAAATGATGACAGTTTAAATCCTGGCAAAATATATATTCTTGATTCCGAAGAAATCACAACTACAAATCCCCAAACGATAGAAATTCGTTCAATTGATGGTGGTATTGATTTTGGGCTTGATATTGGAAACTCATTGACGATTACTGAACCAGTGATTGGAGTTGAACAAAATGTGGTAGTTTCTGCAATTATTTCACAACCATTAGCCGCTGAAAGTGAAGATTCTTTTAGAAAAGCAATTATCGACAGTATTCAATTAGAGCCGCAAGGTGGGAGTAAAACTGATTATCGACTTTGGGCCGCAGATGCTCAAGGAGTTCGAAACTCTTATCCATACGTGAAAGATGGTGAGGCTGGAACTGTTCAGGTTTTTGTTGAAGCCACTGTAATAGATAGCATTGACTCAAATGGAACTCCATCACAACCTATTTTGGACGAAGTTGCCGCAGTTATTGAATTTGACCCAGACATCACAAAACCATTATCTGAAAGAGGTCGACGTCCAATTCAAGCAAGACTTGAAGTTCTTCCAATTGTAATTAATCCAGTTGATGTGACAATCACATCATTGAACATTAATACAGTAGAGATTCAAAACTCAATCAGAGAAAATATCAAGCAATATTTAATTGATGTTAGGCCATTTGTTGCAGGTGGTGATTTGGCAAGAAACAAAAATGACATTCTTTATTCGGCAAGAGTTCAATCAGTAGTCACTGACGTTCTTGATGCTTCGAATTTCTTTTCAGACTTTTTGGTTTTTGTTAATGGAGTTCAACAAAATAGTTATTTATTTTCAAAAGAAAACATACCTTATTTAAGAAATTTAGTATTTAATTAATGAGCGATAATAGTAAAACGGTTCACGCATTTTCAACGCCTCACGGATATGACACACCGCATCAATATCCTTTTGACTCGTCTGGAGAACTTGAAGTTTTAAAAGGATTGTCGGTTCAATTGTATCCAACTGGTAGAGCTTGGTATAAATCAGAAGGCGGTGTTTTTGAAAAATTGCACGAAGCAATCAATCTATCTATTTTTAGATTGATAAATGATGGACGATTATTACTTGATGGTCTTTTTCCTGATAATGAAAACTTCACGATTGACGATGCGAGATTATGGGAATATCGACTTGGTTTGATAACTAATGAAAGTCTAGATTTGCAGTTGCGAAAAAGTGCGATAAGAAGAAAACTTGGTCATCCAAACAATGTAAAAGCTCGTCAACATCCTTTATTTATTCAGTCACAACTTCAATTGGCTGGATTTAATGTATGGGTTCATGAAAATACTGTACCATATCGAAGCCCGGCTGATATTTTAAGTGTTTCTTTGGGAAATGTTCTTCACGGAGAACCTACTCAGCACGGAAACGCCACATTTCACGGTGGTGATAGTTATTCTTCAATTGCGAATAACATCAGTCAAGTTGAGTCTTATGCTATTGGTGGTGACGAAAATCTTTGGGCTACTTTTTTTATTGGTGGTGAAATTCTTGGAGATATGGCAAGTGTTCCATCAACAAGATTAAGAGAATTTAAAGAATTAGTAATTAAATTGAAGCCAGCTCATACAGTTGCTTTCACATTTATAAATTATACATAAAATGAGAAATAAAGGAACTCTTGTTAATATCGACAATTCAGATTTGGGTGTTTATCCGAGTGGAAGAATCAAAAATAATACTGGCGCTGGTGATGGAACTCCAGTAAATGAGGAAGTCTATGGTGACCTTCACGAAATGAAAGATAAATTAATGCGTCTTTATGGAATCAGTTACAATGGTCTTCCTGATAACGAAACCAACGGCTATCAATTAATAGATGCTTTGGTTGCTCTTGCATCAAAGAACGACTTCATTTTGCCGCTGAATAGTGTGTCAGATGTTTTGACTGTTCCTTTGAAAATTGGAAAGTTAAAAGATAATGAGGCCTTCATTTTAAAATCATCAATTAATAAAAATATCGAAACCACAATTAAAGGCACTCTAGACAATGTTTCAAAAGCGGTCACATTTCTGGGTGATTTTAAAGCGAACGAGTATGTTAGAATGATTAATACGCCTGGTTCAGTAGTTATTATCAGAATGATTGATTCGTTTAACCTTGAAGCGGCAATCACTGATTTAAACTTTTTGAAAAAAGCATCTCAGATTGAGGAAAATGCTGGTGCCATTGATACGGTGGCGACGACTCCATTGGTCAATAAGGTTACTTTTGCCAAAAGAGTTATTGGCTCTGATAGTGGTGGTTATCTAGCAAAACCAACAGGTGACCCAGATGTAAGAAATGGCCTTTTAAGTAGTGCTGACAAAAAGAAAATCGATGATTATGCAGACCCGGCTGGTTTAATAGTTGTTACCAGTGGAACTGGCGTTTCAACATCAAATAGAGGTGGTGGAAATGCACAAAATAATTTCAATTATAATTATGTCGATGTTTATCCGCCAGCAGGTAAAACGATGGCAAATTTAAGAGGATTTATTTGTTCAATAGCTGAAATTGATTTTGCTGGAGATGTTGATAATAATGATATTCTTTGGTGTAAACATCAAGTCAATGTTGGTTCAATTAGAATTATTTGTCAGAATAATGAAAATGGAGCTGATTCAAAAGTGAATTATTTAGGAATCTGGATATAAAAAATATGAGAACATTAAAAAACCTACCAGTACCACAAGACGGGGATAATGCAAAATTTCCAGATGGTCAAATAAAAAATCAATCAAGCACTGAATCAGGAACTCCAGTTGTCCGTGAATTGTATGGTGACATTATTACGAATGTCTATGCGATTTTAAGAGATGCTGGTATTGAGCCAACAGAAACTGAAGATAGTGAGTTGACTCAGTACCAACTTCTAGATGCTTTGAAGGTTTTTTCAAATAATTTGAATGACTTACAACAGATATTGACTGTAAATGCCAATGACATCAATGTTACATTTAATTTTGATAATCTTCCTGAAAACTATGTTTTTATTGGTAAAATTACTGACCCGATTTTAGCTTCAGAAAATTATACGATAAACAGTATAGGAGCTGATTCTTTTCCGATAAATAGTACTTTGGATATTTCAGCTTCAAGCGTTGTTTTGGTTGTCTTGAATCAAGCAGGTAGTCAAATGTTTAATTTAAGTTCTTTGATAAATGGAGTCGGTGATACGATTAATACTCCTTTTGGAACTCCAATCGCATTCAACGAGTCAAAAAATATGCTCTATTTTTCAGATGGTAGAATAATCACTGATAATCCAAGTTCATTCGCAATTCAAGATTCGATAAGAGCTTTTGAAGCCAATGCAAATATCAACGTTCTTGAAGTTATTCTACATAAGAAAAAATTAATTTGTTTTACGATTGATTCAGTTACTCTTGCATATAAAGCCTATTCTTTTGATGAGGCTGACTTAAATACAGTAGAGGGACAAATTACTCTTTCAGTGACTGGAATAGTAGATAATCAACCATATATGTATTGTGATGGTGATTTTGTGTATTTCACAAATACCGTCGCAACGGTGAATGATAGTGTTGATGATTATAGAATTGGTAAATTTTTGTTTGACCCTCTGCTACTTGATTTATCACTTGTGGCAATTTTTGAGTTAGAAAATCTTTTTCAAAAAACCACAAATGTATTTATAAACAAACTTACCACTGAACTATTTACCTTTATAGCTGGAGAACTATATAAATATGACATAGGGTTGTCGGTACGTGAAGAAATTGGATTTTTCAATACTATTGATGGAGTTGTTTTTAAATTCAATGGAAAAACCTATTATTCAAATGGAAATGTAGCCACAAAATGGAACTATTAATATGCCAACTTTTGATGTAAATAATGACGCCGTCATAGGCTTTACTGCTAAACTCGAAAAGCTAAATAAATCAGCCTTTCCGAATGCTGTCAGGAATACCTTAAATAAAGCGGCATTTGAAACAAAAAAGCAAATTCCAAAAACTGCTGAAAAGAAATTTATCACAAGACAAGCCAGTTTCTTCAAAAGATTTTCAACCGTTGAAAAAGCCAATGGATTTAATGTTGATAAAATGGTTTCAACTGTAGGTATTGACGCTTCAAAAAATAGGGAGTTGGCTGAAAATTTAGAGTCTCAAGAATTTGGAGGAATGGTCAATGGTAAAAAATTAATTCCTCACGACCAAGCGAGGGTTTCTGGAAGTCAAAATAAACGAGTTTCGGTTCAAAATAGACTAAACAAAGTTGATATTTATGACGGTACAAGAGCCTTTAAAGCTCACAAAGGAACTCGGAAAAGTAAGTTTGTGGCCGCAGTGATGGGGACTGCAAAAAGTGGTAAAAAACATATGATGATAAAAACCGGAAACACCGGTATGGTTTATGAAGTTACCAATATTCATCAAAATATTAAGACAAGAAAAGTTAATTTTAAAATAAAAAAACTATATTCAGTCAGAAGTACAAAGAGTCATCAAGTAAAGGCTCACGGATTTATGAGCGGTTCTGCGAGAATTGTTTCAAAAAATCTCGATAGTTATTTCATTGAAAATGCAGAGTATCAATTCAAAAAATGTTTAAAATGAGTTGGAAAGAAAGATTAGAAAATGTCAAATTTTCAATAAAAACCGGAGATGGAAAAATGTATTTTCCTCTTTGGAAAACTGCTGAAAAGTCAAAAGATTTCAACGTATCAAAATATGACTTCATAAATGTAGAGGGTAGTTTTGTTGATAGAAAAAAAGCACAAGGTGGAAAATTTCCTTTGGTATTCTTTTTTCAGGGTGACGATAATATTGAGCAATGCAATGAATTTGAAATTTCAGCAAATGATAGTCGAATTTGGACTATTGAGCATCCATTCTATGGCACAATAAAAGGACAACCAACAAATCTAAAAAGAGTTGATTCAAACTATAATGTCACTGAAATCAATATTGATTTTTGGGAAAGTATCGAAGACGATTATCCATTATCAAATACATCAATTAAAGATTCAACGTTGTCAAAAGTTAGTGAATTAAATACTATATCTTTAAATCAACTTGTTGAAAACTCAAAACCATCAACAACAAATATTTCTGGATTAAAGGATTCAATTATTTTAACATCATCAAAATTTACTCCAGATTCAGATTCATATAATAAATATGTCAATCTTGTAAAAACTGGAATCAAAGATGCTGATAAATTAGTTACTGACTCAATGACGGCTCTGGGTAGTGTTCAAGACGTTATTTCTTACCCGGCTGAATTTGTCACCAGTGCAAAAGATAAAATAAATTCATACAAGAGTTCTTATGACATCTTGAAAAAATCAATTGGTGATTTATTTGAAAAATATCTATTTGAAAGTCAAGCATCAACATTGATTGCCGGAATGTGTTTGACTGCCGTAACTCCTCAAGATGGTGATTATGTAGTTAGAAGTGATATTGAATCAATAAATAATACAATCAAAACAACCTATGATGATTATTTAAAAATACTTGACAGTAATCAAGTATCAATTTATGATGTCAATAATAACTGGACGCCAAACGCATTGATTCAATCAAATCTAATGTCACTGGTGTCGTTTACGTCGAAGAATTTATTTCTTCTTTCTTTTGATGCAAGACAAGAACGTCTGTACGAATTGACTGAAGATAGTAACTTAATTGTCTTGACTCATAGATTTCTTGGACTTGATGCTGACGATGCGAATATTGAGTCTTTCAGAAAAATAAATGACATCAAGAATGACGAATTATACAGGGTTAGAAAAGGTCGAACTATTAAATATTTCGTATAATGAAGATTAAAATAAACGGTAAATTCTACGCCTTTTTTGATAACGTGAGTATTAATTTCAAACTTGATTCAGTGGCTTCTGTTTTTTCTTTTGATGCACGATTTAACCCCGACAATGCCGCTCACAGAGTAATATTTCAGCCACTAACTTACAATGAAGTTGAAATATATGATAATTCAGATAGATTAAAGTTTACCGGAGTAAGTCTTAATACTTCTTTGGGTAGTGATTCAACAAGGGATTTGCAGAATGTGAGTGGATACAGTAAGGGAGGCGTTCTTGAAGATTGCACAATACCATATTCAGCCTATCCACTTGAGCGGTTAAATGTTTCGTTGAAAGATGTCGCATCTAGACTCTTTAAGGAATTTGGGCTTGGTTTTGTTGTTGATAGTTCAGCATCAAATGAAATGAATTTAAACTATGCAAAAACAGTCGCTGAGCCATCTGAAACTATAAAGGATTTTATTTCAAAATTAGCCGCACAAAGAAACGTTATTTTGAGTCACGATAAAAAAGGCAATATAATCTTCTTTAAACCAAATATAAAAGCAAAAGCGAAGGCATTTTTTAATGACAAAAATACGACGTCTATGTCATTATCTGTAAATGGTCAAGCTATGCATTCAACCATCAGTGTAATCAGACAACCATCAAAAGATAATCCTGGCCTATCTCCAGTAGATACGATAACTAACCAGCTGGTTAAAATTAATAGAACAGTTGTAAAGGTTTTGTCATCAGGAACTGAAACTGATACAAAAAAAGCCGCTGATAATTTATTGGCTGAAGAGTTGAAAAATATTACAGTCGACCTTGAAATTAACAGGTATGAAGATATTAATTGTGGTGATATTGTTGAAGTTCATAATCACGAAATTTTCTTATTTACCAAAACAAGATTGATGGTTTCAGAAGTAACAATTAATGAAACAAATTCAAACGAATCGATGAGTTTAAAATTAGTTTTGCCAGAAACATTTACTGGTGAAACGCCTAAAAATATATTTTATGACTTTAAGCATAGTGAAGGAAAACATAATTAAAGCCGGAAAAAGGTCTTTAAAGGTTTTTGAGTTTGGTGCCAAAACTGCTGATGTGGTTTCTGATTTTGGTGATGATTCATCTCCATTAAAAGATATGGTTGCTATTTATGGACAAACTTCTGAGTCTGGTGACAGTATTATTGTCGGATACATTAATTCTAATCAAATAGCACTTCCTGGTGAGAAAAGAATTTTTAGTTTAAAAGATGACGGCTCTTTGTCTTTTGATATTCATTTAAAAAATGATGGAACCTGCAATATCGGAGGCGATATTGATAATGCCGTCAGATATTCGAAATTAGATGCGGCAATGCAACAACAGAAAAATCTAATCAATGCTGAATTGACTAAAATTCAAACCGCCATAAATGCCTTGGCGCCTGGTGCTTACATACCGACGCCTATTACTGTTGATTTAAGTTTGGCAAAAATAGATGAAATTAAGACTCCGTAATTCGAACCTTCACCAAGTCAGCTCTAGATACTTTAAGGATTTTTAAGATAGCATCAATCAAATCAGTAGGCTCTTTTGTGTATCCTTCTTTTTCAAATCTCCATAATTTTGTATAAATTGATGACTCAGTTGAATCGTCCATCAATTTAGCTTTCAAAATTTGCTTTGATAACTGCCTTTTTGTTTTTGTTTTTTTGCAGTCTGATTCTTCTTGAATTTTTTTTACATCATTTAAAATAATGCAATTGTCGATGTCTAGATATTTTACTTCCATTTTAAAATTTTATTGTCTTTGTTTTGACGTTTTTAATCATTTTTTTTACTTCTTTGACTGTCTTGCCTTTAAAATCTCCTTCATAGCAGGAAATCGCTTCCTCTACAGTAGAACACAGGCGCCAGACATTTCCTTCACGAATCCAGACTTCAGCCCATTCAATTTGTTTCTTAATGCGACTAACTTCGTGCCTTGAACCCGGCAGTTTTAATTCAGTGGCAATGTTGAAATCTTTACTGAAAAACAAGAAATCAGCAACACCAGGAATGATTCCAATCGCTCTTGCCTTGAATGCCTGGATTTGATTGTTTCTTTCATTTGATACGTGAAACAACTGTCCAGACTTCTCCGGATATAGCTGACTAAATCTAATCGCTATATCCGATTGAAGTTTTTCCTCTCTTGCCATTAAAATGGTAAGTCATCATCTTCGTCAATATCACCTTTTGAACCAGATGAATCGCTTGATGAAGTTCCTTTGTGGTCTTCAAAATCTTTGATGTTTCCAAGAATCGGAAGTCCTTTGAAAATTTCTTTTTCTTTTTCAGACGCTTCAGACCATTTTTTGTTTCCATTTTGTGCAATGAAACCATTTTGACCATAATCATCTTGTGGTGTTTTCGTAACCACTGTCACGGCCATATAGATAGCACCCTCTTTTCCTTCAACCAAACAGTTTTCTTTGATTGGGATAAAAAGTCCTCTGATTTCTTTGCCTTTTTTGTTTTTCTTTGTCATTATGACGTGAGTTAATTTTGACAATGCAATACTTCCAGAGAATTTTTTCTGCGTGAATTCACCATTGCTTTCAGCAGTTTTTTTGGATTTTTCACCTTTTTCAGACCCTTTGTCTTTTTTGGATTCTTTGCTTTTTTCAGCACCTTTTTCTTTTGAGCCCTTGTCTTTTTTGGATTCTTTGTCTTTTTTAGACTTTTCTTCTTTTGCCATTTTTACTGGTTTTTTAAATTAATTAATATCTATTCTTGCAATCTTTAACAACAAATTCAATCCGGCTTTGTTTCCACTTATAAACTTCGCCATATTTTCTAATAACACTTTCTCCGGCGCCTGGATACTTTGTCCAAAGCATTCGATAAAGCCAATTTATATGATGTTTTTTGATTGCTCTATACTGAGTCAATTCATCAAAACTCATATCCTTAAAGGCTTTATTTTTTATTGAAACGCCTTTTTCATCCACTATTGCGGCCAGCGCCAATTCAACTTCTTTTCCTTTGTCTCTTTCTGGATATTTAAACCCACAAAACGGACATAATTTATAAGCCGCTAAAATCAATCTTTTACAACCTTTCTTGACATCTGCGGCTCCTTTGATTTCATTAAATTTGCTATCTTCACCACAAATTTTCATTGGCGGAACACCTGCTCCTGGCTTCACTTCATCGTGCCATAAACCCCAATTCCTATCAACATCGTATGGTCCAAATCTTGATTTATTTCCTCCAAAATCAAAGACTGTAAAATGTGTCTTTCCGGGCGATATACGGCTACCTCTACCTATCATTTGTAAGTATAGCGTCAATGATGAAGTGGCTCGATATAAAGCAACAACCTCAATATCTGGACAGTCAAATCCTTTTGTAGCGATATCAACATTTACAAGAACTTGATAATCATTATTTTTGTATCCGCTGAAAACCTCATCTCTTGGACCACTATATTGATGAAAATATTTTTGATATAATTGATAAGATTTAAACTTGTCTTTGAATATTGCTTCGTTGGCTGGGTTCCATTTTTTTGGCTCCTTTGGAGGAGTTTTTTCACTGCAAATAAACTTGGCTGAAATACCATTTTTATTCAATTCGTGAGTCGTCTTGATAGCGTGCTCAACATTACAACAGAATACAATCATTTTTTGACCATCAGTTAATCTTTGATAATTCTTAACCAGTCCTTTGTAAAGTTTGGCATTATCATATTTTTTAAACATCGAAGTTTCAGAAAAATCACCCTTCATTTGATTCATTGCAACCTTACTCAAGTCCGGAGAGCCGCAATCGTAAATATCACAATTAAGTAGATATCCTTTTTTGATTAGTTTCTTGATTGGATGTCCGGCAATAATTGTTTCATACTGCAAACCAAGTTGAGTCATTTTTCCATTTCTTGCTGGAGTTGCCGTGAAACCAATCACATAATTATTCAACAAACCATCATCTTCAAATAAATAGTTGAATTCTTGAATGTGAGCTTCATCAATGATAATCAAATCGACGTCTTTTATAAAATCACGCCATACTTTTGTTAAAATTCTATTTCTCAAAGTTTGCGCCATTCCAACGTAAATTGATTTCGTTTTGTCAATGAACTTGGTACCTGCTTTTATGTAATAAGGATTCATTGAAAATTTTTCAATTGTCCCTCCGGCCTGCAATAATAACTCAGTTCTATCAGTTATGATTAAAACTTTTTTTCCTTTCTCAGAAACTTTTTTAGCAATGTAAGAAAACATAATTGTCTTTCCTGAACCAGTTGGTGACTGGCCCAAAACTCGCTTCTTGCCATTCTTAAATTCCTTCAAAATTCTTTTTACGAATTTGTCTTGATATTTATAAAGTGTAATCATTAATTTTTCATTAAGATTTCACCATTTTCAAGCAGAATTTCTCCATTCTTTAATTCTGACGATTTGAAATCTCCAGTCCAGTTCACAAACAACCACAAATCTAATTCTTTTGCCATTTTCTCTAAAAGCTCTCTGGTTTTTCTATCAATTGGCACATCGTCAATCCATAAATAAGGCAAAGTTTTATTTTTCTTGCTTAATAGATAATTTTGAACTAATAGACAAATCATTGGTTTCTGCGTGCCACTATATGCTGATAATTTTCTGAGCTCTTTGGCTTTATTATTAAAATATTTCGGGTCATAAGTTCCGTCATACATTAAATAAATATTTTCATCCTCTTCTGCATTTTCATCAGTACAAATAAACAGTCCTTCGACACCAGTATCAATTTCAGTCAATTTCAAATAATAGTCTTTCTTAATTTCATTTACCGCTTCATTGGCGTCAGCCCAGTTATGATATGAGTTTACTGCTTCGGCTTCTTTGTTGTATGTTTTGGCGGCTTCGAGTGACTGTGAGGCGGCTTGTAATTCAGCAATCAAATCAGTATCGTCAGATGTTAATTCAGACTCTTCTAATTCTTTATATGATTGTTTGATTTTTTTGTATTTTTTCAACAACTCAAAAACCTCTGAATTATCTTCAAATTCTTTTGCTTTCGAAATTATTTTTCCATCAGTGCTAAAAATTAATTCTTGCTCCATTTTTTTTCCTTCAACTTTTGGTAATAATGCAAGAACTTTATCAGTGACTCTACTACAATCATCAGTATCAGTATCAAAAAGAACTTTAATAGAATCTTTGATGTCTTGAATTGACCTTTGTTTGCTTTTTAAAGTTTGATTATAGCCGAGGATTTTTGAATTAATTTTTCTTGCCTCAGAAACTATTTCAGAGCCTTTTAACTTCAATTTTGTGAGTTTTGATTCTCTTACCTGCTCTAGATTTGTTTTTGCAAGAGTGATTTTGGCATTGACTGTATTCACTGTTTCTTGCAGTAAACCAACGTCTTTGAGTTTCTTTCTATCAGTGAATCTAATTCCTTTTTTAGTCATATCTTCACCGATTCCACCAACCTCTTTACGCTTCATATCCATATGACTTCGATGGGTTCTTGCGACTTCAATTTGATGGATAATTCCTTTCACATAATCTGGATGATTTTTGTCGTAAATAACGCCTTGAGCTTCAAGTTCAGCTCGATACAGTTCCAAAAGAATGTTTCTTTGCGTTGTTGGATTTTCACTTGTTAATTCATCAAGTCTCCAAGTCAATGCCGTCTGCAATGATTTTAGATAACTGGCTGGAGTTGCTCTTTGTCCGTCAAGAACCACATCTTTAACCTTATTTCCATCAACATCAATACCATATAGGAAATAATTTAACGAACCATTTTTGTCAGTTCTGCAACCTACAAAAATAGACATATCTCCGTCAGAAAGTTGAGTGGTAATATCAATGTCGCCATACAGGTTTTTATCAGTTAAAACCGAACTCCCTTGAGTGGTCAGCCGCATAGCTTTGTTGAGCGTTGTCTTTCCAGAACCAACCTCACCTTTAATGACTGTAAGTCTGTTTTCGTCGTCAAATTTTAATTCAGTGGCTTTCAGTCCTCCAAAGGACCGAGCCACCGATAAACCTATGATTTTTACTTGTTTTTGCATTTTT